GCACGGCGAAACTGCGAACGGATGTCCTTGTAACGCCACCAATAGTTAACAACCGCTTCGGCAATGACCGCATTAGCGGCATTGTCGGGTTTAACAGCATTAACAGTAATCTTGGGATAGTTAACGGAAACAGCAGGACCAATAACATTAATGGTAGAAAACGAAATGTTAATCAACATTCGGTCTTCATCAGAATACTGGTCGTAATGCTTACCCTTATACAAATCTAGCAATCTACGCCAAGTAGCATCATAACCCTCATCTTTACGCCACTTCTTAGAAGCGGCAAGATGTGAGCGATAAACACTCAGTTGTTCTGACTGTGACTTTTTAGCCATTATTTAATCTTTCGTGTGACAATTTTTCCTGCGTTTTTAACAACTGGTTTTCTTCCAGCCTTAGCACGCTTAGCATTTAAAATTGCAGTCTCTTCTTTAATAGCCTTAGACAGTCCAGATTTATTTACTGCACGCCAATAAGTATCCCATTCTTTTTCCCACTGTTGCTGGGTTTGGGTTGTTCGCTTTAAAGGTTTAATTCCTGCTTGCTTAGCAAAATGGGCTCCTGCTTTTTGACGAGCATCAACAGATGCGCCAGTAGCCTTGCTCCAATTTTTCTTTGCACCCTTACGAATAACATTAGAAGCAGCGTTGTCTACTTTGATTGCTTTACGGACATCACGGCGTACAGCACTAACTAAAGCCTTGCCACCAACTTTAAATATGTCATCAACAATGCCTTTAGGCTTGTTTCCTAATTCAATAGCGGTTTTCTTTTTAGCAGCCATTACTTACGACCAAACGCCTTATCTTCGGGGTTCAACCAGCGAAGCACTGGAGGAACAGCAGCAGCCACAAAAGCAGCCCAAATAGCCTTAGGGTCTGTTTCGCCAGCCATCACAACCGTCAACACAGTTGCAAGAACCGAACGCAGATAAGAAGCCCCAGCAGCCTTACATTCGTTAGAAATTTTAAACATTGTCATCTTTCCCTTCGTGCCAGCCGATATGGCGGTCAATTTTTGTGCCGACTTCATCAACCTTATATAGAACACGGTTAATAAGTTCCCGACCTTCAGCGTGTTGGCTGGTATTTTCCTTGCGAAGCCTTTGTAAGACGACCACAACTGGTCCACCAATAATGGCAACCACAATAGGTACCAGCCATTCCATTAGAAGCCAAAATCTTTCGCAGGGGCTGCATTAATACCAGCCGCTTTAGCATCATCCAAAATCTTATTTTGGCGTTCCTTGATGGTTGGACCATGAAAATTGTCCTTGCCATACTTAAAACCAAGGTCAATAGTCTTCACATGGCACTTAAAACACACCTTACCACGGCGAGGAATCTCCGAAACGGAGATTAAAGTGCCACATTCAGTGCAGTTGAACCTAATAACTTCCATATTAATGCCAAAGTCGTTCTATTAAACGCTGTTTCGTGTCTCAGAACGAATGTTATGGGCACCAATCGGTACTTTTCCTTCGCCAATGTCGCTCATAAGGTGCTGTTCCCACCACATAAGACTATTTTTAGGCACCTGAACATCTCCACGGTACTCTGGAAGCCAAACATACTTCAACATTTGATTACAAACCGCCAAAGACATAGTTCTGTCGTCATGTGGGCTACCAGCCATCTTGCCGTTCTCTTTACGAACATATGTTCTAAGTTCTGCTACGGTTTTAAAACAGTAAACAGTAATGTCTTCGTTTCTTAAAGCGGCAGATAACTCGTCAATAGCCAGTGGTTTGGTCGTACTGGTAGTACGCCAACCCAAGGTTTCTGTTTGTGTCGGGTTACGCATGGACAACTTGCGCTGGCGGTATAGATTCTTATAGCCAAACCGCTGGGCAGCCTTAATGGTTGTTAAACCGTGGTTGTTGGACTCAATACCCAGCAACGCCTGATTGTACCACCAACCCAAATCAGCCAGCAACTCGCCAAATAGGTCTGGCTCAATGTGTCCGTGCCAATGAGCAACCACCTCACCAGTGGTTGCGTTAATAATATGTGCGGAACTGTAGTCGCCATGCGATAAACCTTCCGCCACATCCGCCCCAATCACATAAACACCATCTGGGCGTGGATAATCCCAAACACTAAGAGGACCTTCACCATCGCCATCACGGAACTCGTAATTCCTGTCAGAATAAACATGCAGATAACCAACATCGGGTTCAATAAACTCTAAAGAATCCAACATGTCAATATCAAATACGGGATTACCTGATTTAACAAACGCTTCTTCAGGTGACCGTGGATACTCTTGATGCAACTGCCATGACTGCATGTTTCGTGACTTTACTTCATACCAGTCTTCGTCACGGTCACCAGCAGACCACGGAAAGAAAATACCTGCAAACTGGTTGGTTCCGTTTTGGGAACCAACCCACATTTGATGGAAAAAGTTACCAGAACCATTAGCGGTAGACAAACCAATAACTCGTCCGCCGACATCGGCAATCGGTTCAATAGAAGCCCACGCTTCCTCAGGGTTAGGCAAGAAAGCCCATTCGTCAACAATAACCAAATACACAGACTCACCACGAGCAGGGTCAGAACCACTAGGAAGCGACTCAATAGCAGACTCGTTATCAAACATCATCTTCTGTTGATGGTCAGTTACCTGTCGTGGACCACGCTCTTTCATCCACTGCGGCAAGAAACGATAACCATACTTAGACTTCGCCAACAGTTTAACCGACTCACGCTCGGTTCGTGACAACATAACAACAAAACGGTCAGGTCGGAAAAACACCAACCAAAAAGCATAAGCAGCAGCCAAAGTAGAGAACCCAATCTGGCGTGCCTTTAAAACAATACTGTAGCGTTCCGACATCCATGTTTCCATAGTTTCAACCTGTGCGTCACGCAACTCAAAAAGAATACGCCCCTGTTCAGGATGTTTAATATGCCAATAGTTTTCACAGAAATAAATAAACGCTTCTAGTTCTTCATCTAGGGTTGCGTCTTCTGGTCCACGGCAAAGCCGCCACTCTCGTTCGTTAATTAACGCTTGAAGGTCCATAATTAAATGTCGTCTTTAAACTCCACATTAACCCAAGATTTAGGAGCATACGCTGGAGGGTCAGGAATCTCAACCCATTTATCTCCCTCTTGAGGAAAACAATGCTTAGTGATGTCACGCATCCACTGTCTCCAAATAATCCATTCTTTTTGTAACTCTTCAGACAATGGTGAATCAGCGTTTAAAATCCAATCAGATTCTTTAAGAAGAACATCACGCAAATCACGCATACACCAAATAAGTTCATCCACTGTTTCTGGATGACGATTATCATAAGACCAATTATAAATATTAAGTTTCATATTAAATCCTAATGATAAAGTTCAAAGGAAGGAATGGGTTAACAACATCAAGTGCAGTATTAGCAAAACCACCATCACCACTAGAACCACTAAAAGCGTCAACATCAACGCTATGTTGATGGTTTGCGCTAATACCACCAGTAGTAAATGAATGGCTATGGTCGCCAAGGTTAGCGTAAATAGCACCAGAAAGTTGTGTACCACCAGTGTTGCTAAGAATGGCTCGTGTAGTTCCTGTTGCCGCTTGGTTACCAGCCAAATAGTTGTGAGCGTGGCTAAGGTTGGCGTTTGATGTTCCACCACTATGACTATGGTCAGAGGTTACAAAACCGCTAGTAACTGCACCGTGGTCATGGTTAATTGTGTGCGTATGCGTAGGCAAATTAGCAGAGTTAATTGTTTTTGTCTCTGCACCACCAGCAACACCCAAAGTGCGATTAGTTAAACCAGTACCAGTGCCAACACCAATAGGCATGCGGCTACGCATGTCAGGAAGATTAAAAGTAGTTGAACCATCACCAGAACCAAAAGTGGTTCCAATAACACCAAACAAAGTGGCATAGGTAGTTCTAGAAACAGCAGTACCGTCACAAATCAACCAGTTAGTAGGTGCCGTTGAACCAGCATACATTTGAACAGCACCAGTAGGGCTTCCTTCTCCAGCAGGACCTTGGGGTCCCTGCGGTCCAGTATCTCCCTGTGGACCTTGAGGTCCAGCAGGACCAGTCGCACCAGTAGCACCAGTTGCTCCAGTAGGACCAGCAGGTCCAGTGTCGCCTTGAGGTCCTTGTGGACCAGTTGCTCCTGTTAAACCAATAGGACCTTGAGGTCCAATATCTCCTTGTGGACCCTGTGGACCCGTAAGACCAATCAGTCCTTGAGGACCCATAGGTCCAGTATCACCAGTATCTCCTTTTGGTCCCTGAGGACCAGTGGCACCAGTTAGTCCAGTAGGACCTGTTAAACCAATAGGACCCTGCGGTCCAGTATCGCCAGTGTCACCTTTAGGTCCCGTTGCCCCTGTTGGACCTGTTGCACCAGTTGGACCTTGAACGCCCTGCGGTCCTTGAGGTCCAGTAAGACCAATGGGACCTTGTGGACCTGTTGCGCCAGTTGCTCCTGTCGCACCTGTTGGTCCCGCTGGTCCTTGAGGTCCAGTCGGTCCCGTTAAGCCAATTAATCCTTGTGGACCTTGGGGACCGACATTTGCGGCAGCCACAACAGTTACAGTGCCGCTGGAAAGAGTGTTACCAGTAAGTGTGTCTACACGGACAACAAAGTCGTTTAATGAAACATTAAGTTGTGATTCTTCAGCCGCCCCAAGTTGGACAGTAATATCACGAATAGCCATATTAGCGGGTCACATCTGCCAAAATGGTACACTTACCAGCAACAATAGTGGTGATAACACCAGAATCGTTTCTTTGTAGGTCCCAATAGGCTGTCCCTGCCGTTAAAGCACCACTAGAAACAGCAGACAATGTAAGCCGTACATGACCAGTGGCGGCATTGATAATAGCGCAAGTAAAACTAGCAGCAATGCTAGTGTCATCACGGTTGTAGCGGATTTGGCTGGTGAATGTATCGCCAGTCAAATCAACAGCGGCACCAGTAGAGTCTGTCACAAAAATGTTAAAGACTTCGGTGTCGCCACGCATAATTTTAATATCTTGTTTAGCGGGAACCATATTAATACCTATTTTGTTCTAATCTGAGTCTCGCATACGCTTGACTTTGGGTTCGGGTTCATTAAAGAAACACTCAGGACACCCAAACTCAAAAATAGGCGGATACTCACATCCGCACACTTGACACTCTATAGGGTCAGGAGTTTGACTCACGACTTTCCAACCTAGCGGCTTTTTCAGCAGAAGCAACACTAGCAATAAGGTCCTCTAGGTCTTTATCAGAAATCTCAGCCAAAGACTGTGTGTGAGTAATATTAACCTGTTGAGGGGCTAGACGGTTAGTAGCCTGAAGGTACAGTTGGGCGGCTTTATTGTCGCCGCCGAGCGCACGCTGATAGATTTCATCTAGTAGTTTTTGGGTGCGTTCTGGGGAGCCTTGTAGTTCTTCTACTCGTTTTTGCCATTCGGCTTTGAAGTGGGGTTTCTTTTGCCACCGTCTGAGGGTGGTGACATCAATGCCTTCTTCTTTGGCGTATGCGTCTTGGGTTTTAGGTACCCGATGGGTTGACGGCACGAGTAGCCAGTTTAGGTATTTTTCTTGGCGTTCGTCTAGGATGTCCATGCAATTATGGTGGTTGTTCTATTAGACGAACGGTTTAGAACGATGGGGGGGATTATAGGGGGGGTAAGTGAAACTGTGTCCGTTAACCAGAACACAGTGACGGTTAACGGACCTATAGTAATATAGTAGAGTTATTGTGCTGCCCATTTTGGGGCAGCACTTTTTTGACAGTTAGGCATGGACAACAACAGTGAAGATGGCGTTTAAGATTCTGGTTGGACTGGCAAGTGGCACCATTGTTGGTGCCACGGTTGTCGCTGCTATCATTTACCGCATGGTGAAGAATTTTCAGACCTTCCCACTAGACTAGTGTTCTAGAACTATTAGACCATTAGTATGGACCATGTTAGAGAACAAATCATGCGGCTCCCTGAATGGACCGAAGTACGAGTAACTTGGCGAGATGCCCATGCGCCGCACAGCGGCTGGCATGAAGTAGAAGAATACGAACCCGAAAACGCCGTAGCCATCACACTAGGACGAGTATGGCATAACTGTCAAGAACACTATCTGACATTGGCAGGGACAATCTTTGAACCTGAAGATGATACTGTTAAAACAGTTGGGGACATCAATCACATTCCACTAGCATGGATTATTAAAGTAGAGGTTATTAATGGCAACACGCAAAGTTGACCCACGACTGGCTAGGGCTGGTGTTAGCGGCTATAACAAACCTAAAGCCACACCCAGCCATCCCACCAAATCCCACATCGTAGTAGCCAAATCAGGTGGCATGGTAAAAACCATCCGCTTCGGACAACAAGGTGTTAAAGGCTCACCCAAAAAAGCAGGAGAATCCGCAGCCTATGCCTCTAGACGGAAACGGTTCCAAACCCGCCACGCTAAAAACATAGCCAAAGGACCCATGAGTGCCGCATACTGGGCAAACAAAGTCAAATGGTAGGGTATCAAACCCATATATTATAAGACCTACAAGGTACTTAACAAACAACCCCCACCCCCAAGGTGGGGGTTTCTCTATAGGTACCCCCGAATCTAAAAAGATAACGCATCGGCTATGCACAAGATACTACTTAGACATGCGTGCCCCCGCACCCCCCCGTGCCCCCCATGCAGGCAGGGAGCAAACAGCACAATAGCCAATGGATTAAGGTACTATCTACCCGAAATGATTAAGGTTAATAGTACCCAAAACCAGCCCAATGCGGGCGCATGCGGGCATGATGACCCGTGATGCGGGTATGATGTGGGTATACATGACAGGCAGACCATGTGTTTAGCGCATGATTTTACGAAGTAAAACACCTGCAATAAAAGGCGCACAGTCTGGAGGGTTGAATTTGCCACATGGTTCTGTTACGGTGTTTGGCAACCTCATCGGTTATCGGTGAGAGTCGTACTCCTCGGTTGGGGCGATAAAGGTACGGCACGACTTGTTCGGGTTTCGGGAGATTCCGTGAACGGCGTACTACTGCAACACGATGCATCGTCCTCGTGGAGTCAGCGAAGCGTAACGAAGTTACGGCGGAGGGCTAGTGCAGGTTAACATAACGATTCCGTAGGAATCGGGGGACGATAAGTGCTTCGTCTCACCTACGGTGTTATGATTAAGCGAATTAAAAAATACGGCTTTCACACGAACGGCGTGGGCTAGATGCGACATGGACATTGTCCATGTTACAGGGTGCAATTCCTTGTCCATGCACTACTACCTAACGGTAGTTAGGTGCTAGTTTTCACTGGCACTGTCCTTATCCCTACTAGTGAACGGAGTTCACAATGTCCCATAACTTCACTTCCCGTCCTGCACGGATTAACCGTGTTCCTCGTGGGTGCTATGCATACAACGAATGGAACATTCGTTTAAACGATTCCACTGTGGTGGAATGTGTGGAGTATTACCGCAACGGAGAGCCAGTCGGTGTCCTTGAGTATACCATCGTAGATGGTGTTCTTGAGTCCGAAGAGTTCACTGCTTACGACCCAGCACTTTAACAAGTTAAAGTGTTCCGACCAGTTTCCCACCGTGGGCATTATGCTCACGGTGGGAGTCACCTAATCCCTACAAGTGAAACGGAGTTTCAACATGGCAAATAAAGCCTCAACCCTAGTTAGTATTGACTTGTCAACCAATAAGGTTGACCTTATCGTGCATGGTTCTACAAGAACCATGTCTTGGCGTTTCCCTAGCCTTGCAAAAGTGGACAGAGTCCAAGTTTTAAAGCGAATGGGGGTAACCTTTCAGGGTTCACCAATGCACCGCAAGGACTTTGAGTTAAACCGCTTCTATGAAGCGAAGCGTAACGAGTTAATCGCTAACGGTGTAACCGTTATTGAGTGTGGCTTTAAGCCACAACCACAACCAGAACCTAAGGAGGTTCCAATGCCAGCACCAACCCAACCCAAGGCACAGCCACGACCCACCGAAGGTGGGCTTGATGGGGCTCTCCGAGCCATTGTTGAAGCAGTCATCGGGGACTTCGTCC